GCGAGGGGCTTTTGCCCCCGAAGCACGATGCGGGTACCGCAACCCGACATTATCGAGCATTTTGGCAACGCAGATGCCGTGCCGCAGCCGCCGAAGCGGTGCTTAAGCCGCTAGGCGGGAATTGTGCGGTGTTGCCATAGGGTAATTCCCCCTATTATTTTATTCCGGCTGTTTCAGCTGGCGGATCAGCTGGTTGGTACCGGTTGCCGCGAGGCCTGAAACAATGCCCACGGCCAGCGCTGTCAATGGGTCGCCTGCCGGGAAGTCCGGCACACTTCCGCACCAGGCCAGCACCCCCAGCACACCGCCCAGCGTGCCGCAGATGGTGGGCAACCATTTATTGGCAAGCGGCGTTTGTTTGACCGCTGTTGCCGCCAGGTAGCAGATAACCGTAATCGCTGCCACCCCTGCCATACCAAAAGTTGTCAGATCCATGGTCTCCTCCTTTTTGTTTTATGCTTTTTTATGCTTTTCTTTTAACTTATGGCCCGGCCTGCGGGGGTATGCGCCTTTTCCAGGTTGCTCAGGCGGTGGTTTGCCACACGCAGCTGCTCTTCCAGCACCGGCACCCGCTGGGCAAAGTTATTGTGGGCGCGCACTTCGCGGGTCAGCTCCTCCAAGCGGGCATCCGTGACCGCCTGGGCCGTTACCATCCGCTGTTCCGCGCGGCGGGCAGCCATCATGTTGGTGATAACCACCCCCAGCAGGCTCAGCCCGCCGGTGATCAGTGCCACCAGAATTGCTTCCATCCTGCTCACACCTCCGTATAGGCGGCGTGGTACAGCCCCGATTCCACCAGGCCAAGGTCCCCGCACAGGGCATACAGCCGGGCAGCGTCCCCGTTGGAAATCGGCCCCACCGTTACCGTCTGCATTTGGACCGGCTGTGTTTTTTCCGCTGCCGGGCGGGCAACGCTCTGGTAGCCGCCCAGCCGCACCGCGGTAGATGCCGCCGCAAAATCTGCATCCAGCCAGTTCAGCGGGTGGACCCGGCGGTTTTTGTACCGCACCTCAAAATGCAGGTGTGCCCCGTAACAGTTGCCGGTATCCCCGCTGTAGCCGATCAGCTGGCCCTCGTATACCGTCTCCCCCTGGGCCACGCAGAGTTTGCTCAAATGGGCGTACAGCGTCTCCAGCCGGCCGCCGCGGTAATCCGCATGGCGCAGCTTGACCATGTTGCCGTAGCTGTTGATATCCCCCTGGGTGCGCTTGCCGTTCCAGTGGTACGCGATTGCAACCGTGCCACCCTCTGCGGCGTACACGGGGGTGCCAACGGCCGCGCGGAAATCCAGTGCCCGGTGCAGGCTGCCATCATTGTAGAGCCAGCCCGCGGTGATAATGTGCTGGGCCAGGGGCCAGCGGAGCAGGACGTCACCGTTTGAAAGTCTCATATCATATACCTCTCGTTACAATCGCGCTGATCGCCGTCAGTCCACTCGGCAGGCCAGTCAGTTTTCCGTTGCTGATGCTTAGGCTCAAACTGGTACTGCTTGGGCTGCCGTATATGGCGCCATTGTGGTACTTGTCGCCCTCAAACGCGACCAGGCTCGTAGTCTGCTGGCCCCAGCCGCCGGAACTGGTCATGGTGCCGTAGCCCCAGATCTTGATTGCCCCGTCAGTGCGCTTAAAACTCACGCTGGGGTTGATGGTCGTGACGGCGTATGCCTCAACGTTGTTATTGCTTTCGGCAGGCTCCGCAGTACCGGTAACTTTGGCCCCCTGCACATACGCCGTTTTGCCTTTTGCAATATCGCTCGCTGTCGCATCGGCGTCGGAGGTATCGGCGTCATTGGTGTTGGTACCGACAACCTTCAGCCCTGCCGCAGATGTCATGGTTTTGCCTTTGGCTACATCGGCGGCGGTGGCATTACCGTAAGTAGAGGGCGACGTCCGGAGCTTTACAGAAGCCCCTTCTTTGTAGAGAGCTGGATATTGGAATTTTTTGCTGTGCAGGATGTGAGACCCATCGTATGACACGCTAGCATTTTCCATGGTATACTGTTTCGCCTCGACTGTATCAACTGTTCCGGTGACCTTTTCCCCCTGTACATACGCTGTCTTGCCCTTAGCAATATCGCCCGCTGTCGCCGTAGCATCGCTGGTATCCGTGCCGCTTGTGGCGGGGCGAGTGCCAGTGATCTGCATGCCGGTGGCATCGTGCGCAGTTACACCCTCCACCAGATCGCTGGGGGTCACGGTGTCGCCGGTCAGATCAAGGGCGATCTTATCATTGATAACCACCTTGTTTACGGCCATGCTCAGCCCCCAATCGTCAACGTCTGGCCGCCAGCCGCATTATCAACGTATGTGGCCGGGATAGCTGCCACCGTAACCTGGGACAGGCAGTTGTATTCGCTGTCCGGCAGCACAACCTGCTGCTCGAAAGACGGCGTAACGCTCTTAGCCTGCGGCTTCATGCCCTCACTGCCGCTCATGCTGCCAACCACGCCAAGAACAGTAACGCCTTCACGGATGTTGGTAGGCACCAGCTTAGCCTGTTCGGTCGCTGCGATGGTCACTCCGCCCGCGCCATCATGAAAGCCCATGGGGATGGTGTACTTACCGGAAACGGTGCTGATTTCACCGTTGACTTCGCCGTTGTTGGGCATCGTGCCGGTCATTTTGGTGCCGCGGGCGTAAAATGTTTTGCCCTTCAGCACTTCTGCCACAGCGGCGGTGGCATCGCTGGTGTCAGCGTCTTTTGTGCTGGTGCCGGTAATGGGCGCGCCGGACTTATCGTGTGCCGTGATACCTTTTGCCAGCTCGTCCGGGGTAATGGTATCTGCGGTAAGGTCAAGTTTCGTTTCCTTGCCGATAACAACCTTGTTTACGTATTTATTGGGCATTGTAGTATTCATCTCCTATTATCAGTGTGTAGCCGCTTGAATCGTTGGATACCTCGTACTGCGGTATCTTGCGGATTGTCACGTCTTTCTGCATCAGTTTTTTCGCCGTGGGCAAAACCTGCGCCGTAAACAACGGCGTGATGTCATATGGTCCGCTATACTCCGGCGCACTAACCACTGCGGTGCCGGTCACGTCCACCCGCACGGGTGCCGCTCCGGCAATGCGCACCGATACGGCGCTCTGTTGGGCCACTCGCACCTGGATCATGAGCCATCCGCCTCCTGGAATAAGGTCGGGCTCATTTTGAGCGCCAGAATCTCAGTCTGCGGCTGGTCGGTGCTGTCCCGCAATGTGATGCGGGTGTCCATGTACAGCGTCTCGCCGCCCATGAATTTGTATGTCTCCGCCCGCGTCCAGGGGATAAGGATGATGTTCTGTCCTTCCTGCCGGGTGCAGTCGTCGGGCCAGACGTTGGTTTTAATGGCCGGGAAGCCTTTGCAGCTCTTCTGTTTGAACACAAATTCGATCCGGCTTACCTCGTCCAGGCTCATGCCGATTTCAACCGGCAGCGCAAATTGCGTTCCCTGTTTCATTCGTTTTTCTCCTCAGCGCCTTAATTCGGCATTTTTTCTTCCTCTGTTTTCGGAGTTTCGATGTTTGCCGCCGCTGCTTCTTCCGCTGCCATGTTTTCGCGCACGGCATTCAAAACGTTCTCCAAAATCAGCTCCGTCACGGCAAACGGCAGCGTTGCTTCGTTAATTGCAGCAATAACTTTGCGTTTGCACTCTTTAATGCGTTTGTTGTCAGTCATGGGGCATCCTCCTTACAGCCGCGCGTTTACGGCGTTTTTCAGTGTGCTGATTGCGGCCAGAACTTCCTCATCAAGGGCCACAAAAGACCCCCGGTTGTTCTGGCTGGTGATGTTGCCGCTGTCGTCCAGTTCCATGTAGGTGTAACTCACTCGCTCACCTTCGGCGGTCGTAACGACCGCCACGCCAGATAATTTCTTCATGTTAATCTCTCCGATTCATCCAAAAGAATGTCTGCGGTTTCGTCCGCTCCGGTATCTATTTCCAATAATTCGGTTGCGGCATCGGTGCCTGCCTCCTGCGCACGGGCTGCGGTGCTGGCGGCCAGCTCAATGCCCGCCGGGGTACCAGCGGGATAGCTGCTGTCACTGCGATCGGCATAGCTGCCCTCATAGCCGCGCTGGGCGGCCATGCAGAGCCACACAAACTGCTGCCTCGGTGCGCCGTGTACAATGGCGTACTGGCCGCAGTTTTCGGCCCACAGGTGCCCGGTGCCATCGCAATCCGTCAGCAGCCAGGCGGGCTGCCCATATTGGGCGATGGTCTCCGCATAGCGCGGGTCAAGGGCAATCAGGCACCAGCCTTCGGGGCCGCACTGGCCCTCGCCCCAGTCCGCAAAGGTTGGCAGCGGTGTCTCAAATGCGGCCATTTTCAGCGCGCCGAAGCTGGTAGGCACCACGCGGGATTTGCTGCCCCAAACGTCCAGATTGTGTACATTCAGCTTGCCGCTCACACCAACGCGGGTCGTGTTAAAATCGGCATCGCTGTCATCGCTGCGGTTGTAGGTGATCTGCATCCCAACGTAAGATGTCGGGTTAAGGCCGTCAACCCAGCCGTACTTGGCGTACTTGCTGCACGCACCGATGTAAGAGCTGCCCGCCTCAGAGTACAGCACGCCGGTCAGGCCGATGCTGCCGGTGTTGATGGTGGCATACCATGCGATGTGCCGGTTGTCCAAAAATACGCGCTCACCGGCCTCGGTGCCCATACGTATCCAGGCGTTGTCCAGGTCGTACACGGTGGTGTAGTTGAGGTTATGCAGCTGCCCGGTGGTAATGTTGCCGCCGTTGATGATTGTCTTGTCCTGGTTCCAGGTACTCAAATCCGAAAAAGTTACCACGCCGGATAGGTTGATCTGTGCGC